TTCTTTGCAAAACAAAAAGAAGCACTGGAGGCTAGTAAAAGATTTAAATATACTTTATTTGGTGGCTCTGTAGGATCAGGTAAGTCACGCTGGTTAAGATGGATGATGATTTATTGGCTATTGAAAATGGCAGGTGAACATAAAATTAGAGGGATAAGGGCTGGTTTATTTTGTGAAGACTATCCATCTCTAAACGATAGACATCTTTCAAAGGTTAAGTTTGAATTTCCACCAGAATTAGGAACTTTTAATGAAGCAAAACACGAATTTACCCTTGCTTCCAAGTTTGGAAGCGGCGTGGTGGCATTTAGAAACCTAGATGACCCAAGTAAATATCTGTCAGTAGAATTTGCTGTTATAGGTATAGACGAGATCAATAGAAACCCTAAGACTACATTTGATATGTTAAGAAGTAGGCATAGATGGCCAGGGATTAAAGATGTTAAGTTTATAGCGGGTTGTAATCCACTAGGTGAAGCATGGGTAAAGAATTTATGGGTTAAGCGTATGTTTCCACCCGACGAGAAAGAACAATACGAATTTGTCTTTGTTCCGGCATTGCCGACAGACAATCCTCACTTACCAGTAGAATATTACAAGTCTCTTGAATCATTACCAGAGAACCAACGCAAAGCTTATTTAGAAGGTAATTGGGATGCATTTGATGAGGGAATGGACGAGAAAGGTTATTTAAGATTAATAACTGATAGAGAACTACAAGCTAGTATTGTTCAATCAGGGGATCATAGTGGCTATAAAGTGTTAGGCGTAGACCCAGCGGCAGGTGGGGATAACTCAGCAATAGTATTGAAGTCAGGTAATTTACAAGAAATACTATTTAACCAAAAACTCCCTAACACAATGGACTTAGTTGGTGTGATCATGGATATATATCGAGACTACAAAGTAGATTTCGTTGTGATAGATAAAAGCGGAGTCGGCCAAGGAGTGTTCGATAGAATAAAAGACCTTGACTATCCTGTGCGTGGCGTGTCGTTTGGTGAGAAAAGTGAAGACGATATGTTCGTTAATTTAAAGGCTGAATGGCACTGGAGACAAAGACAATGGCTATTATCCGGCGGAAGATTACTATATGATATAGGCTGGAATGAGTTTGAATATGTAAAGTATAAGAACAAAGACGGTAAAATAAGTATTCAACCCAAAGAGGAATTATTCAAAGAAGGACTCATGTCACCCAACTGTGTTGATGCAGCTGTCTTGACTCAAGTTATCAGTAATGCTATAATTAACAGTAATAGAATAATTAAAAGAAACTTAGGGCAACCCTTTAAAGACGCAATGATAGATGTATGGTCAGGTGGAGACAAGAACTATGCAAAATAACTTTAAACATATAGAAATGAAGGCGCATGATTCGCCTGTTGAAAATATAGAATGGCAGGGAGAGACGATAGAAACTCCAACCACGCCACTGGTGAGTGATGATACAGGTAAGCCGATCATTATGCGTGTGTTTACATTTAAGTTACCGCCTTTGAAACCAGAAGAAATGCCTACAACTGAGCAGTTTATAGAAGTTCACAAGACTAAAATAACCGGCTTTTTATGGAGAGATGAATTAGTGCCGATACAAGACTTCAAGTGCATATTCTCAAAAGATAAGACAGAGTGTAGGATATTTGCTACTTGCCAAGCTAAGCCCGGAAGTGTTATACTTGAGAAGCCACAAACTATACAACATATTTTAAATAAGTAATGAATAAAAACATTATGCTAACCACATAATAATTTGATTACACCAAAATTCGTTCAGGACAATTACACAGAATCATTTAACTTCCTACAAGCAAGGAAGACTAGACAAGTCTCACAACTTATCCTTTTAAACAACTTACAAAGGGGAGATCAGAATATATCCTCTACTTTATTACTCACTCTTTTTGATAGACTGTTATCTTCGTTGTATGACGACAAGATGCAGATTAAGTTCGTGCCCTCAGAGGAAGTAAACCAAAAGACTATAAACTCTTTAAACTTACTAGCTCAATCTGATTACCGAGAGATGGATAAAGCTAAACTAGACTACGACTGGTGTTGGGATACTTTATTCTTTGGCCGAGGATACATGGAAACCTTACGCTTTGATCGCAAGAAAAAGATCATGCAACCCCATGTTATCAACCCTTTAATGTTTGGCTATGATCCTTACTTTGAGAATGTCCAAGATTGGCGTTACTATTGGAAGTGGATTACTAAAAGCAAGTGGGAACTACAAAAGCTCATACAAGCTGGGATTATTACTGGAGTCAAGGACGTTAAAGAAATTCCAAGTGGTATTGATCCTTATCTGTGGGACTACAAGAGTCGTAGAGACTTGGCTAAAAAGGCTATTGAACCAGCGATTGACACAGCGGCCGGAGACGCTTATCAAATTCTTGAGTATTACGGTTATGACGACGACGGGAATAAATGTGTCTACTGGATAGATAGGTCATTCAACCGTGTTCTCATGAAAGAGAAGTTAGACTTAAAGGACGGTGAGGATATCGTCGCTATTAACGGTAAGGTAGTTGAGACTAATTCTAAATGGCCTATTGTGGTCAAGGAGGCGTTCCGGGAGCCTCATAGCTCGGTGGTATTCTCGGTAGCGGACTTATTAGAAGATAAACACCGGGCCAAAAGCGTGTTATTAAACCTTGCTTTTATTGCCGCT